AATCTCATGGGAATCCCGTGGAAGTTTGCGTTCGCCATGCAAGAGTTTGGGTGGTATTTAAGACAAGATATAATTTGGCACAAACCAAATCCTATGCCTGAGTCTGTAAAAGATAGATGTACGAAAGCACACGAATATATTTTTCTATTTAGTAAAAACAAAAGCTATTACTTTGATAACGAAGCTATTAAAGAACCATGCAAATACCCTAATGACGATAGAGGTTCACGGGGAGATGCTAGACGAGGCACAAAAATGAACTCAATGTCAGGTAAAAATGGTTTAAAGAAAAATAAAAGAAGTGTTTGGAGTGTTACAACTAAACCATACAAAAAGGCTCATTTTGCCACTTACCCAGAGGATTTGATTGAGCCTTGCGTGTTGGCAAGTTGTCCTCCCCAAAGATATATTTTAGACCCATTTGCGGGTGCGGGTACAACAGGGTTAGTAGCCAAGAAAAACAACCGCCATTCAGTATTGATAGAACTGAATCCTGACTACAAAAAATTGATAGAAGAAAGGCTTGAAGATGAATAAATTTTTTTTCTCTTTATGTATTTTGGGTACAGCATTTTTAACTTATTACGCAACTGTAAACAATATAGACCATATGAAATCAATGTGGGAAACTGCGTATAAAATGGGTTATGGAGATGGAAACAAAATTGCAGAAGCACAGTATAAATGGACAGAAGAAAAATTAAGACAAGAGTGTATGTTGCTACACTTTGAAGATGACCAAGAACGTAGAGAAAGATTAGGATTTAAAAGATGAAAAAAGAACACGGAACAATTAAAGATTATATAAAAGATGGTTTAAAACAAGTTGGTGGCGACCACTACACTAAGAAAAAATTACAACCTTGGGAAGTAAGATTGCGGTGGGGCTTAGACCCTTGGACGAGTGATGTTCTAAGATATATTTCAAGGTTTTCTGATAAAGGCGGACTTCAGGATATTGAAAAAGCTATTCATTGTTTAGAGTTTGTAAGAGAAAATTATGAGGAAATAATAGAGAAATATTATGGCAAAAACACCAGAAAAAAAAGTTAAAGATAAATGCGTTAGTATTTTAAAGCAATTCGATTGTTACTATTTTTACCCAGTTACAGGCGGATATGGTAGTAGTGGAATACCTGACATAATTGCTTGTCTACATGGTAATTTTATTGGTATTGAATGTAAGGCGGGTACAAACAAACCTACTGCTCTCCAATTATCTAATTTAGAAAAAATCAAAACAGCAGGAGGGACTGCACTCGTAGTCAACGAAGATAACTTAGAGCATTTACATAGGATATTGAAAAGAATAGATGATAACCATAGACTTTGAAACTTTTTATGGTCGAGGTTATTCTCTTACCAAACTTACTACCGAAGAATATATAAATCATTCTGACTTTGAAATCATAGGGGTGGCGGTTAAACAAGGCGACCAAGAGACTGAATGGTTTTCTGGTACGTTTGAGGAAACAAAAGAGTTTCTTTATAAGTTTGATTGGTCTACGTTTTGCCTTGCACACAATACTTTATTTGATGGAGCGATACTCAAGTTTAAATTTGGGTTATCACCAAAGTTAGGTTGGCTAGACACACTTTGTATGGGCAGAGCATTACACGGAGTAGAACAAGGTGCGTCATTAAAAGCACTCTCTGAAAGATATAACATAGGAGAGAAAGGCACGGAGGTTCACGAGGCAAAAGATAAACGAAAAGTAGATTTTTCTGAACAAGAATTAAAACAGTACGCAAAATATTGTAAGAATGATGTTGAACTAACTTACAAACTTTTTAAGTGTCTAGTGAAGTCTTGTCCACTCAGCGAGCTGCAGCTAATCCATACCACTCTAAATATGTATTTAGAACCAGTATTGAATCTCCAGGTAGATTTACTCACTAAACAATTGAAGAAAGTTTTAACTGAAAAAAAGAAGATACTAAATGATTGCGGTCAAGACAGGGAAACCATAATGTCGAATCAGAAGTTCGCCATGTTACTGGAAAATTTAGGTGTAGAACCACCTACAAAAATTAGCCCTCGGACTGGAAAAGAAACTTTAGCGTTGGCAAAAACAGATGTTGCTTTTTTAGATTTATTGAAACACAAATGTGTACCTATAAAAATGTTAGCCGAAGCTAGACTATCAATAAAATCTACTATCGAAGAAACTAGGTTAGAAAGATTTATTGGCGTAGCTCAAAGAATGAATAACAAATTACCTATTCCGTTAAAATACTATGGGGCACACACGGGAAGGTGGTCAGGCTCGGATAAAGTAAACTTACAAAACTTACCTAGCCGTGATAAAGAAAAGTCTGTTATTAAAAAGGCTTTGGTTGCTCCTGATGGTTATGTAATTATAAATTGTGATTCATCACAAATAGAGGCAAGAGTTTTAGCTTGGCTTTCTGGTCAAGACAATGTAGTAAAACAATTTGCAGATAAGCAGGACGTTTACAAGATTATGGCTTCTAAAATATATAATAAGGAAGTCGAAAAAATATCACCAATCGAACGCTTTGTAGGTAAAACTGCGGTGCTTGGTTGTGGGTATGGCACGGGTTGGCAGAAGTTCCAGTCGTATTTAAAGGTTAGTAGTTCTCCATTATATATTACAGACGAAGAATCTAAAGCAATTGTAGGTTCATATAGAAAAGTTAATAATAAAGTGGTTGAATTGTGGAATCAAGCTGATAAAATGTTAGAACTGTTTGAAGAGAAAAAAGGAGAAGATGGGATATTTGGAGTTAGGGGTGTCCCTAATATAAATGCAAATTGTTTTGAGTTACCTAATTCTTTTAAAATAAGATACCCGAAGTTAAAACATAAAACTGAAAACAATCGCATTAAATTTTCTTACGAGTCAAGAGATGGAGAAGTCAATATTTGGGGTGGTTCTGTTGTTGAGAACGTAGTACAAGCCCTTGCAAGGTGTATTGTTGCGGAGCAATTGCTTTTAATTTCTAAACAATACAAAGTAGCATTGACTGTTCATGATTCTGTTGTGTGTGTAGCAAGAGAATCTGAAATCGAAGAAGCCCTTTCTTATGTTCAAAATAGTATGAATTTCGTGCCTCAATGGGCTAAGGGATTACCTTTGTCTTGCGAGGCGACTTTTGGAAAATCTTATGGAGATTGTTAAATGGACTTATATAGCCAATTTATAGCTAAGAGCAGATACGCACGATATATGACAGACGAAAAAAGGAGAGAGAATTGGAGTGAATCCGTCAGTCGGTATATGGATTTCATGGTTAATCATTTAGAAAAAGAGGTTGGTCATGTAGTTGATACCCCTACTAAGTTTAGAGTGCATGAAGCAATATGCAAGTTAGAAGTTATGCCTAGCATGAGAGCGATTATGACGGGCGGAAGGGCTTGTGAAAGAGATAACACAGCAGCTTACAATTGTAGTTATTTGCCTGTTGATGATGTGAAATCGTTTGACGAATCTATGTATATTCTTTTGTGCGGAACTGGTGTCGGCTACTCAGTCGAACACAAGTATATAAATCAGTTACCCGAAATACCAGAAAAGATGTTTGAGTCTGAAACCGTTATTTCGGTGTCAGATAGTAAAGAGGGTTGGGCGAAAAGCCTAAGACAGTTAATCGCTTTGTTATATTCTGGCGAGATTCCAAAATGGGATATGAGAAAAGTTAGACCATCAGGAGCTAGATTAAAAACATTTGGTGGTAGAGCATCAGGCCCAGAACCACTTGAAAGTTTGTTCAAATTTGTAATTGGTAAGTTTCGCAAAGCAGCAGGTCGTAAGCTAAACTCAATCGAGTGCCACGATATTATGTGTAAGATTGGGGAAGTTGTAGTAGTTGGTGGTGTGCGTAGGTCAGCTATGATTTCTTTATCTGATTTAGAGGACGACCATATGAGGTCTTGTAAGTCAGGAGCATGGTGGCAACAAGAGGGACAAAGAGCCTTAGCTAATAACTCAGCAGTATATGAGGTAGAACCTGATACTGGACAATTTTTATCTGAATGGAAAAGTTTGTATGATTCAAAATCAGGAGAGCGTGGGATATTTAGTAGAGGGGCTAGTAAACGACAAGTAGCATCCCTCAAAAGAAGACTCTCCAATTATGAATTTGGTTGTAATCCTTGCAGCGAAATTATTTTGCGTCCTTATCAGTTCTGTAATCTCTCAGAGGTAATAGTGAGGGAAGAAGATACTCCCGCAACCTTGAAAGAAAAAGTAGAAATAGCTACAATATTAGGTACTTGGCAATCGACACTTACTCATTTTCCATACTTACGCAAAATATGGCAGAAGAATACAGAGGAAGAAAGGCTGTTAGGTGTTTCTCTTACAGGTATTTTAGACAACCAATTTATGGGGAAAGTTGATGACGGAACTAGGGGAATACTCGCAGACCTCAAACAAGTGGCTGTTAAAACAAACGCTGACTTATCTGTTTTACTCGGAATCCCGCAATCGACTGCTATCACTTGTGTCAAGCCTTCTGGGACTGTTAGTCAGTTGTGCAATACTGCCTCTGGTATTCATGGTAGACATAGCCCTTATTATATTCGTAGGGTGCGTGGAGATAAAAAAGACCCTCTTACGGATTTTTTAAAGAAGTCAGGTGTACCTACTGAGGATTGTGTAATGAAACCCGATTCTACTGCGGTGTTTTCATTCCCCATAAAATCACCTGAATCAGCTATAATGAGAAAAGATTTAACCGCCATTGAACATTTAGAACTATGGTTGATGTATCAGGAAGAGTGGTGCGAACATAAACCATCAGTAACTATTTCTGTCAAAGAAGAAGAATGGGTAGAAGTAGGAGCTTGGGTTTGGAAAAACTTTAGTAAAATTTCTGGTATATCTTTTCTCCCTTGGGATGGCGGTACATACAAACAAGCACCTTATGAAGAATGTACTGAGGAGCAATATAAGGAGTTATTAGCTAAAATGCCGACAGAACTGAACTGGGATTCTTTAGTTGAAGAAGATGATAACGTCAAGGGTGTTCAAGAACTATCATGTACTGCGGGAGGATGTGAAATATGATTGAATTAGAGTGCGTTATCAAGGGAGGGAACAGCTATACAATAGAAATCCCTTATGAAATATTGTACAACCCACATACATTTTTTACATATAAATAATGGATAAATTAGTTTCATGGTCATTTTCTTCTTTAAAGGACTTTACGAAGTGTCCTAGGAAATACCATGAAACTAAAGTTCTTAGAAACTACAAGACCTCGGAAACACAAGCAATTATCTACGGTAAGGAGGTACACACAGCTTGTGAATTATATATTGAGAAAGGTACAGAGCTTCCCGAACGGTTTTCTCAGTTCGATAGCATGATGAAAGCCCTTAACAATATAGACGGAACTAAATTAACAGAGTATCAATTTGCTTTAGACAAAGATAGAAAACCATGTGGGTTTGAAAGTAAAGATATGTGGGTCAGGGGAATAGTTGATTTACTGATAATTGATGGAGATTTGGCTTACATAGTTGATTACAAGACAGGAAACGATAGATTTGCAGATACCGACCAGTTAAAACTGATGGCAATTATGGCTTTTTACCACTTTCCTAAAATAAAAAACATTAAGGCTTGTCTATTATTTATGGTTAAAAATCGTATAATAAAAGAAACATATGAGAGAAAAGATTTAGAAAAATTGTGGGAAAGGTTTGAGATAAACTTATACAAACTAAGACAATCATTTGCATCTGGTACATGGAATCCAAACCCTACCCCTTTGTGTAAGTGGTGTCCAGTAGAATCTTGTGAATATAATCCAGAGCATTGATATGGCATACGTTAACAAAAAAAGACCTTACAAAAAAGAATACAAACAGCAGAAAGCTAGAGGCGAACACGCCAATAGAATGAAACGACAGAAAGCTAGAAGAGATTACGACAAAAGAGGAATTAAAAGAGGTAATAAAGATATAGACCACAAAATACCATTAACAAGGGGTGGTAGTAACAAAAGAAGTAATTTAAGACTGATTAGCAAGAAAAAAAATCGGTCTAAGAAAAACAAAGTATAAAAAAATATAACGTGTTTATATAAAGGAGTTGTATGGAAATAGTTGACAATAGTGCTTTACTTTTAAAGACAAAAAAGTACGACCAGATAAAACAACTGATACCAAAAAGTCGAGTAATTAAAAAAGAATCAGGTGTCGGAGAAGTTTTAGTGCATTGGGGCTACAACGAATCAAAAGTTTTGAAGAACTTAAACATAAAAAATGTACCCTCTCCTATCCTTAGGAATTATACATTTCCAGGATTTTACAAACCTTTCCGACACCAACTACTAACGAGTTCTTTTTTAAGTTTACACCAAAGATGTTTTTGTTTTAACGAAACAGGGACGGGTAAAACCTCTTCGGTAGTTTGGGCGGCTGACTACTTAATGAAAACAAAAGTGATAAAAAAAGTTTTAGTTATTTGTCCTTTATCCATTATGTCGTCTGCGTGGAGAACAGATATTCTTCAAACAGCTATGCACAGAACTGTTGGGATTGCTTACGGCAAACCAGAAATTAGAAAACAAGTTATTAAAAAAGGTTACGAGTTTGTAATTATAAATTATGACGGGTTAGAAATAGTAGCAGAAGATATAATTCAACAAAACTTTGACCTAATTGTAGTTGATGAAGCAAACGCATACAAAAACCCAAGTACAAAAAGATGGAAAATTTTAAATAAAATATTAACTCCTAGTACATGGTTGTGGATGTTAACAGGAACACCCGCTTCACAATCTCCAGTAGACGCTTTTGGATTAGCAAAAATGGTAAGTCCAGAAAGAGTGCCAAAATATAAAGGTGCATGGCAAGACAAAGTAATGATAAAGATTACTCAGTTTAAATGGATTCCTAAACCTGATTCAAAAAACATGGTCTTTGATGCGTTGCAACCCGCAATAAGATTTACTAAAAAAGAATGTTTAGATTTACCGTCAGTTTTAGTTGAAACAAGACACATACCTTTAACTACTCAGCAAGAAAAATATTATAGAGCTTTAAAGTCTCAGTTCTTAATACAGGCGGGTGGGGAAGAAGTAACAGCAGTAAACGCTGCAGCTAATTTAACTAAGCTATTACAAATTTCAGGAGGTAATGTATATACTGACAATCGTGATGTAGTTGAGTTTGATATTAAACCAAGACTAAAAGAACTAATGGATGTTATAGAACAAACAGACCATAAAGTTTTAGTTTTTGTTCCTTACAGACACACAATTGATACAGTATTTTCTCACTTGACAAAGCATAAAGTTTACACTAGTATTATTCATGGAAGCGTTACTGCAAATAAGAGAACAGAGATTTTCAAAAGATTTCAAGATGAAGAAAGACCTAGAGTTTTAGTAATACAACCGCAAGCGGCTTCGCATGGAGTAACTTTAACCCGTGCAGACACAGTAGTTTTTTGGTC